GTAGACTTCGTAGTATTGCATGACGATACTATATGCGGACAATATGAGCCTCCAGAAGCTGGTGAACCTCATATCATTACTATATCTACTGCACGTCATTCTCATTTGTATCCTGTCTTAATGACTCTATGCCATGAACTTATCCACATGTGCGTATATATAGACTCACCTAAAACCGAACAGTACGCCAGTCATAAAGGTTTATTTTTAAAACTACAAAAACGTGTAGCCAAGATGTATGGCTTTGACCCTAAAGAATTATAAGGAGAATATCATAGACCCAATTACCATATTAGCAGCATTAGGGCCATTAGCAGTAGACTTAGGTAAGTCTCTTATTACTCGCTTTATAGCACCTGATCAATTTAAACCAGCGACTATAGAACAATATACTCAAATGAAGCAAATTGACTTAGAGTTCTTTAAAGTAATGAATGAGGCAGGCGGTGGTAATCCATCATACCCTTGGGTAGAAGCTATCATAAGACTTATGAGACCTGTTATAGGTCTGCTTGTGCTTTCTACATGGGTTATTATGCACCTTAATGGTACAGCAACACCTGAAGTAGATAACTTTGCTAGCGCTGTTGGCTTCTATCTATTCGGTGAACGCTCATTACTACACATTAAAAAAAGTGCTAAATGATATTCTTAAGCATACTTAACTTTATTGGGTTAAATATACTTAAACTTATTGTAGTAGGACTGCTATTTATAATCATGGGTATTGCTTTAGTATTTATTGCTCTTATGGACTATCTTACTATTTTTTTAAAGCATATTAATTCTTATGTTAATTGAAGTTAAAAGGTTTGAATTTAAAGACACACATACGATAGGCAAGATGTATGTAGACGGTGTATATGAATGTTATACATTAGAAGATGTAGTCAGAAATGGCACTAAAGTGTTAGGTAAGACTGCTATCCCTACTGGCGAATATAAACTTATTATAGACGCTTCTGTACGCTTTAAACAAGACATGCCACACATACTAAACGTTCCTAACTTTACAGGTGTTCGTATTCATTCAGGTAACACTTCAGCAGATACAGATGGATGTATATTACTTGGCACAACATGGGCAGGTAAAGACTTTATAGGTAACTCTAAAATAGCTTATAAGAAGTTCTTTGACAAACTAAAGAAAGCTAAAACAGCCACTATTAAGATATGCTAGAGTATTTTATTTGTGATGTATTATGTTTTATAGATCATTTTAAGCTATTGATAATGGTAGTTATTTTATTATTAGTGTACAATAGGCAAAACAACCATCAAGGATAGTTATGTCTAAATATAAGTCGGTATTAGTAATATCTGATCTTCACATTCCTTATCATCATCCTGACGCATTTGCTTTTCTTAAAGCATTAAAAACTAAATACAAGTTTGACCATGTAGTTAATATAGGTGATGAGTTAGATCAACACGCTATATCTATGCACGAACATAACCCAGACTTATATTCTCCTGGACATGAATTAGAGCAAGCTAAAAAGCACGTAAAAGAATTAGAAAAAATATTTCCTAAGATGGTCTTAGTTCATTCTAACCATAGCTCTTTAGTTTATCGCAGAGCGTTAAAGTATGGACTTCCAAAGGCATATTTAAAACACTATAACGAGTTTTTAGGGGTAGGAAAAGGCTGGGAGTGGGTGGATGACCACACAATAACATTAAGTGATAACTCTAGGTGTTTCTTTACTCACGGCCTCTCTGCAGACGTTTTAAAGGTAGCCCAGCAGTATGGAATGAATACAGTCCAGGGTCACTATCATACTAAATTTAGTATTGGATATTACAGTAACCCAGATGCACTAATTTGGGGAATGCAAGTGGGTTGTTTAATACATCAAAAGTCTATGGCGTTTGACTATGCTAAAAACTTTAAAAGCAGGTTTATTGTAGGCTGCGGTGTAATTATAAACGGACAACCTAAATTAATGCCTATGGTTCTTAACACAAACGGTAGGTGGATCGGAAAAATAGCATAGAAAGGTTTATCATGCAAATTCAGCCATTAATTGATCAATTGGTAGGAGATAAAATTGTAGAGGCTGAAGCGTATTTTGATGAGAATGTATTAGCTTTAACATTTGAGTCAGGTCTTTATGTAGAAATTACAGTTGACTCTGTACACTACGAACTCCCAGAACTAGATGACTAAAGGATAGAATTATGAAAGTAATACGTGGACTTGTTGTGGATGACAATGGTAAGCCATTGCCAAACGTACCACAGCTCACTAAAAAAGATATTAAAGAGATGGCTCAACTTGCTGCATCTGGAGCATCTATGGCCTATCCTCCTATTGGTATTCCATTAGGCGCTTATGAAATGTATCAAGGTTATGCCAACCAAGATCCTATTCAAGGTTTGTTAGGCGCTTTAACATCTGCTGGAGGAGTTGCAGGTACTGTGGCTAAAGCTCCAGGTGCTGCATTAAAGTATGCAGAAGGCCAACGTAAAATGTCACCTGTCAATATTAATATTGAAGCTACATCTCCGAATATATTACAAAGAGCCAATGAAACACCAGCAGGACGTGCTTTATCTGATCTAAGATATAACACAGCTCAAGAAGCTGCTGCAGCTAAAGGCATGCAATATGCTAATGTACCTCCATCTAAAATGCAAGGTGTATGGGTAGATCCAACAACAGGCGCAGAAGAATTTAATAGAGTATACAGTCAAAACTTAGGCCCTATAAATAGAATGAATATTCAGAAGTCTGGGCCATTATCACAATATGCTCAGTCAATGGGAGGTGACTTAGGACAAATTGGTATAGGAGCTGCACGCTTTACTAAAATACCTATGAACTTAAACAAAGATGCAGCTACTGGTCTTCTTTATGAAAACGTAACATCAAAACAAATTATTGAAGCAGGTAAAAAATTAAACCCTAAAGAAATTGTAGTATCAGCAACGCCTAATGGTGGTATGTTAGTATTTGATCCTAAGATAGCATTTGATCCTAGTCGTGCAATAAAAGTTAAACAATTAGCAAGTGAATTAAAAGGTGTAGCTAAGAGTCCAAAATATGGACTCCTAGACTCTGCTTACTATGAGACAGATGCTATTGCTCAGGGCGCTTATATGAACCCTGTTGACGAGCTACTTCGTCTAAGAGGCTTTTAAGTCTTTTAGGATCAAACTCGTAGTCTTCGTAAAAGTTATTTAAAGCATAAGATAAAAATGCACCTTTGGCAGCAGCTAAAGGAGGATAATGAGCCTTTATATAAGGCTCACTACCATGCAATACATTTACATTTAATTCATCTAATGCTTCACAATAACACCACTCTATAAACCTGCATGCCACTTCAATATACTTTGGCACTCTGTGGGTTTTGTAACGCTCTATCTGATCATCACTCAACCCTAGCCAGTCTATCAAGTCTTCCTCATCAAGATCCAGTCTTTGTTGCCATTCATTAAAGTTAAAGTAAGTCATATTACACCTCACTTTCCTTCCATGTATTGCCATTAGCTATACACTTAACTCCAATACCTCCAGTAAGTGCATATTGTTTATATGGCTCTGGCTTATCAATTAATACGTAAGGCTTATTATATTTGCCAATATTAATATCAATATAAAAGGCTGTATTAAAATAGTCAATTTGTGAATTTGACTCGTCATACCATTCGCCAACCAATTTTATAGTATCTAATACTTCATTCAAAAATTGTTTAGCTTTACCTTCATAATGACTAGCAACATGATAAACATTCACTTGCTGATAATTGCTGCCAAAATTTATATCACCAGATACCACATTAACTACTAATGTTGAATGATATGAGTTTCTAGCTAATGTTGCTTTAATACCATATTTATTAAAAATAGGTTTTAATGCAGCATGTATTTTTGTTTTAGTTTCAGTATTAATGTAAGCCATTATGCAGCCTCCTTTACAGATACTTTAGGTTCGTCAAATATAAACTTTGGTGCGCCTGTAATAGATGACTCAACTCTTAATGGTGAAATAACACCAACACAGTCAGGGCAGTCAAGATCAACTAATGCTGGTTTGATACCATTTTGACTTAATGATGCTTTTTTATTCTTAACGCCAGAGATATATTCTGCGGCCTTATTAAAGTCATTAAGATATGTAAAGTCATAATTACCAGCTTCATAAGATACTGACTCAGGAAATACTCTTCTAAAGTCAGGATACTTGCCTTCTATTGGACGTGCTTCTAACCTAACTGCATCATTCACAACGTGTATTTTCTTAACCACATTGTTTTCAACTTCTAATGATATGCTAGCTGCACCTAATGTTGACTTAACTTTAAGTAAGGCATCAATAGTCTCAATAGGAATAACTACTCCTAATGTATCTCTACCGTGCTGTACTTCGTTATGATAGACTGCTGTACTTAATAGTCGGTGACCATCAGTTGCAACAAAGATAGTGTTATATTTATTAAACTCAACGTAAACACCATTAAGGTAATATCTTACGTCTTTTTTAGCCACAAAAAGTTTAAGTGCTTTTAAGTGGCCAAGTTGTACTAATACTTCATATTTAAACGTTGTCATGCTGTTCTCCTTTAGCAAAATTTCTTGATCGCCTGCAAGTAGATATAAATTAGCGATATGTGTATGCTATATATTTGCTAGCATGATGTCAACACTTTTTTGTAAATATTTTTAATTATTTTATAAGTCATTGTTTTACTTGAGTTTCCACCATGTATTTATATAGCTTTTTAATGCTTCTGGGCCTTTATCTATGTAAATAAGTTTATCTTTTCCTACTTGATAAAAGTTATCTACTTCAGTTCTTTCATTATCACTATGTCCATATATAACTAAAACGGTAAAGTTTTCTTGAGCTGCTAATCCTTTTAATACTATTTTTTGACCCATTGACATAGGTTCATTGTGATGCTTCCACTCGCCTACCAAAAATTTTTTACCGTCTTTACATATAACCATATCTAGGTTTGTTGGCAATATGTTTTTACCTGGGATCATTCCAGATAAAAAGCCAAAGTCTATAAACTTGGCATTACTATTGCGCATCCCTAGCGTCATACGCAGATGATCATATCCTGAGATACAGTACAAACAGTTACAGTACCATCTGGAGCAATAATAGTTTGACTAAAAGCCTTGTCAGTTCCCAAAATAACTAATGCTGACATCACAATAATAAATATCCAGTATGTTTTATTCATCATCAAACCTCTGTAATTGGGCTTCAATTTCAGGAGGGTTTACAGCTTCTTCATCTCTTAAAACTGAAATAAGTTTATTTTTGAACCATTCAGACTTTGCTAGGTCTTCTTCTACATTACCTTTAAATGGGTAACGTAAGTCATACTTCATCTTACTACCTTTTAAATATCCTACAAATTCTTCTCTAGTTAAACGGCTTTCAATAATATCTATAGTTTCTAAACCATTAATATTATAGTGTTTAGGGTGGTTAACGTTATCGTGTTGCATACTTCCTCCTATAAATAAAACAACATTGATGACTTCTTACGTGCCTTCATCAAAGACTGTTTATTAGTCAATGGCAATGGCAATTTTACAAGGCCTTGATCTTCTAACATCTTAGCCCTATATTTGGTAATGTGGCATTCATTATATATTTGTTTTCTAATAGCTCCAGGATGAGCTTCCATATATGCCTTGATCTGTTCGGCTTTTTTTCTATCATCTAATACTGTATACATCATAACCTCGTCTGCTCAAAACATTCTAAATGGCTTTTAGCAAATATATTAGGTTTAATTTCTTCATATAGTTCACCTTGAATACATTTTAAATTCATGTGGTATTTTTTCATAGTACTATTATATGTCATAACTGACCATGTAATTAAAGCGCCAATAATAGCGCCTACAATTAAATAACCATTACCTTCAAATTTAGAGTCCATTATTTGCTTCCACTAAACGCTTTGAGTCGTATTTATTCATTGCTTTGTACTCTTCAAATTCATCACCTCTAAACAATGGTGTTATTTTAATATGGTGAGTTGATCCTTTTAGGTCATTAAGATATGAAAGTTCTTTTGGATGAAACGACCACAAGTAAGACTTTTTAAGCTCACCTGTTTTAATATCAAACTCTTCGTACAAGTATCCTGCTGGCTCTTTTTTCATAATGACCTCAATAAAATATGTGGTTACCTATTGCCACTTTGACTGGTTTATCATTGGCCCAAACAGGCTTTACATCCTTGCTATGAAAATATGTAGCGCCTTTGGTTGGGTCTTTCACTTTCTTATGCAGCACATTATACGCCATAGATATATAAGGTTGCAACTGAATTGTGGAAGCTAATTGAACATTTCCAATAAAAGAAAATTGTTTTGGTTTGTATAGTTCGCTACATACGTTTTTAGTATTTTGCGCTCTATTAAGTAATACGTACATCACAGCCGTTTGACCAGAGGTCGGCTCTCCTCTACTTTCGTGGTAAGCTGCCAGGGCAAGGCAAAATGCTGCTGTTTCTATTCCCATTATGAGTCTCCTTTTAAAGCATAATACTCATTATGTCCAAACTTTTGAATGAGCATATTTTCAATATGGTGTCTATCATATCCGGATAATATAAGACATATGTCAGCTACAGGGTTCTTTTCTTTCATAAGCCAATTGTAAGACACCTTCCTACTATGCGTATTAGTACCGCATATCTCTATCATGGCCTGGATCATCACGGCCATTAATAATTTACCTTCTGGTGTTAGTATAAGTTCTGATCTTAGCGACTCCTTTACCTCTATCATTTGCTTACTTTCTTTTAATGTTTTTACTGATAGCGAAAATGCACTTTATAGCTGATAATGAAATGGCAATATTGCATTAATTAACCGAGGATAATATTATGTGGACAACTCCAGCAGCTACAGAAATGCGTTTTGGCTTTGAAGTCACAATGTACGTAATGAACAAATAGTGTGTATAGTGTGTATGGGGATGCTCCTAAAAAGGAACATCCTCTTCACCTTCTACTGAAGGGCCACTTGGAGCATACTCACCTTTTGGTGTAATTTTACCTGTGTAAACAGGCCTTTTAGATCCTTCTTCTACTTCATTCTTAAACAATGCTAATGTATATTCTTTACCTTCTACATTAAGCATTAATGAAATATATTTATTTCCTGTCTTACTTTCACGCAGCCAGCCTGCAGCTCTGTTACTATTATCATATTCAGCCATACTTTACTCCTTATTAAAAATTGGTTTCTTAGTCCAGCGTTTAGGCTCTATGTCATCTTCAACATATTGTATAAACTCTAGCGCTAATGGCGTATACCATTCAAGCCATGCTTTACTTCTGTTTACTACTTGTATTTTTGTTTCAAAAGGCGTCCATATATAAAAATACGCATGAGGCGCTTTACATACCTCCATTTGCATTTGCATTTGAAAATAATAGCGCTCAGGGATCTCTTTATAAATTTCTTGAGTATACGGACATTTGATCTCAATAACATTTCCTTGGTAGTACCCATCCGGACTTGCACCAAATGGTAATTTGTCATGCAGGACAAACTTATTACCAGGCTCTACAATGTCATCAAACTCTTTCTCTAATGCAGATAATGCAATAGACTCATGAATATTTCCATACTCAGTCATATCATTACCTTCAAATGGTGGCTCACGCAAAGTCATTTGACGCCATAACTTTTGTCTTTCATATACTGCAGACCAGGCTATGCTAGCCGTAATGACGTTATGACGTCTACTATCACTTAAATGAGAACTCATGCAGACTTCTTAAGTTCGTTAGCAAACTCACGTACTTTTTCTTGTAGTTCTGGCCCAAATGTAAAGAATGCCTTTTTAAGTTCACCAGTTCTAGCCGCCTCTGTTAGTGTATCTTTGGCAGCTTTAATTTGATCTTCAGTTACTTCTTGAATAACTGGGTTATTTTGTTGGTGAATAGCATTTAATACCTCATTAGCGCTAGCAAACTCTTGGCCTCCAAGTCCTAATGCACTCAATGCTCTTCCAATTGCAGATGTCTCACAATTTTCGACATAAGATGTACCATTAATTTGAGATGCTTTTCTAAACTCTTGAGCAATACCAGTAGCAATAACACGGTCCAATTCATTTAAAACACTTGCTTTAATAACGCATTGTTCTTGATCTAATTGTATAACGTCAGTCACTAAAGCATAGTCTTTAAATTGCTCTCTAAATTCTTGTACACGCAATGCTACTGTTTTATATTCTTTACCACGTATATTGACTACTCCTTGTTTACTCATCCTTACTCTCCTGTAATTGTTTAATTTGTAATTCTCTAATGTAATGTTCTTTTTGATCTGCCTTGTCATTTGACTCACGCAGATCTTCATTCATTAATTGTAACTGCTCAATAATTCTATTTAATTCATCCATAAGAAACCTCCGTAAATTAAGATGAGTAGCAACACTACCACAAAAAACCTATTTGATGCAACATCTTCATCTGCAAAACTTTCACCAGGTTTATATTCAACACCATAACGCTCTCTATAACTTCTTGGAGTTTTAAAGTCCCATTGGTTATACCAAGTATGGTGTTTGTCTTTATTCCATCCCCAGTTATCCATCATGCTTCTCCTGCTGATCTAATTGATATTGCTCTTCAAGTTCTTTTTGTCTCCAGAACTCTTGTTGATCTAAATACTCATCATAGTCTAACCATCTTTCGTCCATTATTCACCTCCCTTGATATTTGCAATATCATTTTCAAAGTCAGCAAATATTTCATCTATGGTTAAAGTTCTATGAGGGCCAGTTCTATTAAAAAAGTTTTCAAATACATTTGGGTTGTTATTTGCCCACTCACCACATTTAGGTACTGGTTTTAAGTTAGGTAATTTTTTATTTGTATCCATTATTCTCTCCTAGTTAATAAAGACTACAAAACGAATATTGATCTAATTGAAAATAGAAGTCAAGCATTTTAGCAAAATATTTTTCTTGCTCTATTTTTTTGCTAGCAGTATACTACCGCTCTATGGATGATACAGTTGAATTTTGTAGGAAAGGACGTGTATTATACCATATTTCAATGTGTTACGCTTAAGGAGAGTTTATGAAAATAAGAAACTGGAGTAAATATCAGCATTACCATGACAGATGTCCGCCATGGATAAAAGTACATAGATCGTTATTAGATGACTTTGAATGGCATAATTTAGATCCATTATCCGCAAAAATGCTTATTAATTTATGGTTGTTGGCCGCAGAGGATATTGATGGTAATTTACCATCCGTGGACACTATGGCTTTTAGACTTAGAATTGAAAAGCCTTTATTAAACAAGTGTTTATCTTCACTCACACCATGGTTAGAAGAGCTAGATAGCAACGTGCTAGCAAACATGGAGCAAAGTGGGGGTACAGAGACAGAGACAGAGACAGAGACAGATCCTGTGGAGCAAGTTTCTATAGAAGAAACTTTTGATAAGTTTTGGAAGTTATATCCGTCTATAAGAAAAGTAGCTAAACAAAAATGTTTTGATCGCTGGAAGGCTAAAAAGTATTATAAGATAGCTGATCAAATTATAGGTCATGTAGAAGCAATGAAACAAAGCAAGCAATGGAAGGATGGTTTCTCGCCAGCGCCCATAACGTACATTCAGCAAATGCGTTGGTTAGATGACGTACAAGTTGAACGTAAGCCGTGGGAAGGTGGAATATGAACATCAATGATGCAATTAATAAACTTACAGTCAGTCAACAAGAAGTAAATAACTTTTACAACGGAGAAACTTATGGTAACGAATTTAAAATTAAGAGTGCAGATATTTTTACTGATGATCTCATTAAATACTACTCTACTGAAGTACATGCTGGTAAGACGCTTCCGTGGACTAAAACGCATGATAAGTTCCATGTTCGGGGTGGGGAAGTAACTTTGGTCACCGGCCCTAGCGGCCACGGCAAGTCAATGTGGCTTTCACAAGTTATATTACATCTTATGAAAACATCAATATGTTTGGTAAGTAGCCTAGAAATGAGGCCGGTACTCACTATGGCACGCATGTTGGCCCAGGCGTTAGGATCACAAGAACCTACAGACGAATATATTGCTCGTTTTTGTGAGCGTGCAGCCAATAAACTCTATATTTACGATCAGACTGGAGTAACTACATCTGAAGACATGATAGCTACATTGTACTGGGGTAAGCACGTGTTAGGTGTAGAGGTATTTGTTATCGACTCTCTTATGAAGATGGCTGACATAGCGGAAGATAATTACAACTCTCAAAAACTTTTTGCTGATCGTCTTGCTGTGGTGTGTAGAGATCTTAACATACATATTTTTTTAGTAGCACATACTAGAAAATTATCAGATGAAGAACAGATACCAGACGCTACGGACATCATGGGCAGCTCGCATCTGCGTAACCTTTCAGATAATATCTTATGTTGCTGGCGCAACCGATATAAACAGCGTTTGCAGGAAGAAGGTAAAACGCCTGAGGCTGACTTAAAAATTATTCCGGATGCAAAAATATTCGTCCAGAAGCAGCGTAATTTTCAGTTTGAGGGATCATTCAATTTCTGGTATGATCCAAAAGGTTTACGTTATAAGGAGAGTCCATGAAAACAGCAAATGAATTCTTAAAAGAAATGCAAAAGGTATTTGGTGATGTTGAATATAGAGCTACATCTAATGAAGGTATAGTATTTAAAAGCAAAGGATGGGATAACAAATATGGCAAAGAGAATGACAGTAAACGAAGTGAATTTCCAAGAGTTTATGGATATGGTCAAAAGCGAAATTAAAACTAACGGCTATGTTGATGTAAAATTTTCTGACGGTGGTAAAAAGTTTAGAAGTAGCTCACAGAATGATAAATATTGGGCCATGTTAAAAGAGTTAGGTGACTACCTCGGATACCATGACTACGAACTGCATGAGCTATTAACGTTTCAGAACCTCGCTGAAACTAAACTTGTAGCTGGCCGTCCTGTTACACACGTAAGATCAACTACTGATCTTGATACATACGAATTTTCTGACTACCTTGAAAAAGTTAGAAGGTTTGGCATTGAATACGGTTTTAGGTTTCCAAGTGATATATCGCAACACTAAGTTACTTAAACTTTTAAGAGAGATCCCATGTCAGTCATGCGGTGCTAGTGATGGTACTGTAGTCGCTGCACACCGTAACGAGGGCAAGGGCATGGGTCTCAAAAATTCGGATGCGCTCACTTGTAGTCTATGTTATCATTGTCACTACGAATTAGATGCTGGTAACAAACTTACTAAAGACCAAAAACGTGATATGTGGAATAGGGCCTATGTAAATACCATGCAATATTTGTGGGAACATGACATGATAGGAATTAAATAATGGGTAAAGGATCAGCACCAAGGCCATACAGCGTAGACCAGGATACTTTTAGCAATAACTGGGATAGCATTTTTAAACGTAAACCGCACGAAGGACAATTTGATGGCAGGGAAGTCACCGACACAGCTAACACTAGCAAAACTTCAGAAGGAAAATTACCCACTAGTTCAGGTAGTGGAGAAATGGAATAGCTTTGGTAGAGTTCGTGTAGACCTTTTCT